CTTTGGTCCCACTTGCCCATACACCTCAAACACTTCATCACTGCCTTGACCGATTATAAGTGCGGCTTCATCGAGTGCTTGCATTTGCACTGCACCCTTCGCCAGAATGGGATCGATTGTTGCTCGTCTCTCCACGAACTCCATAGGAGTCGATACCTCCTGTCTCGCGCCTCCCTCGACAACCTCGTCAGCTTGAGCAGCGGCCCGTCCCGTTGATTCAACTATGTCATCACCAAGACTTTGGATGTTCCTCCCAACCTGAGTGGCCCCTAGCGAAGGACCGGGACGAATTCTACGACCCATGTTCTGAGTAATAGATTTTCGACTTCCCTCCATCCCGTCTAATACGGTATTGAGTTCTTCTTCCACTTCGACGGCATCACGGAATTTCTTTAACGCTTCGTCATCATGAGGAAGTTCTCTTCCTAACTGTCCTGCTGTCTGATTGTCAGCCCGAGCACGATGTAACGCTTGTCTGGCCCTTGTCGGTCTGCTGCTCTCCCATGACCGTACCCCGCTAAATTCACGCCGACCCGTCAGATCGGCTTGTGCCAGTCGCCGTTTCTCAATATTCCGCAGCATCTGAAACGGCATTTGCCCATAGCCTTCACCGCCCACCCACATTCCTGTCTCAGGATCGTAGTGACCAACTTCTCTCCCTGGAGTCCTCGATCGAAGGGGTGCCAGGAGAGGATCTGGCAATCGTTCCCCACGTAAAGTCCCCCATGGTGGTTGTCCAGGACGACCAGCCTGGACCCAGGCTTGTTGAGCTTCTAGGTTTTTTGCTCGCGTGGCTGCTTGTGGGCCTTTCAGTGCTTCTAAAATATCCCCTAACTCCCCTTCTGACTTGAAAATTCGATCAAGCGGTGTCCCGGTCTGCTCAGGCCTAAATGCTCCAGCGAGACGAATATCACCTTCTCGACGCAATGGACTCTGCACAACGTTCTTCCCGGTGGCGATGAGTTCCCGAGGCAGCTCCTGACCTGGGCGAACCAACCGTGACCCTACAACATCGGCTGGTGGTCTCTGTCGTGCTCCTGGGACATCCAGAATCCACTGGTCGCCGCTTGGTCCATACCCACTCGTAGGAACGTCCTGTGGAAGTTCAGTATAAGTTGGTGGATCAAATGACTGTGTGCCAACAGCGGCTCGTGCCGCCTTCGCACCCTTCAGCCCGCGCAGGAGGCTTCTGACACCCCACGGAGCCGCTACAACATCAACCCCTCCCCATGCAGCCTGCTCTCCCCACGGCAAGCCTTCTTGTCGGCGCTGGAAGGCCTCTCCGAGATTCAATCCGCCATATGCAAGCAATCCACCCGCGCCTAAGAGCCCTAGTCCTGCCCCAACCGGGCCTAACGCCGATCCGATCACAGGAAGTTTCGCCGCAAGGGGGGCCATCGCCGCAGCTCCAAGTCCCATCTGGGCCGTCCGATGAGGACCAGAGGCAAATCGACCGGATTGGGCGATCTCGGCAAGTCGAGTACGGTACGCTGGATCTTCACGAGCGCGGTTAATCTCTCGTCTAACCTCACGGCGATCTTCGTCGCTGGTCGCCCGCTGCATGCGACGATGCAACTCTAATGCTGACCATTGCACTGTGGGATCAGTGAAATCCATAGTCGTTATTTCGGAAAAAGACCAATGCTCCCAATGGGGGAAAAGCCTCCCGGCGATATAGGATTCTGCTGGTTTTGATCGGTTCCGAAATATGATGGGATAGCTTTGAGCCGATTCTTTAGGGCTTCAAGTGACTCTTGCTTTGATTTTTGTTCCAATCCAAGCTCCATCTTTCTCTGTCGCTCTGGGTAAGTATCTCCGAGTCCATCTATCTGTCGAGTAATATCGGATAATTCAGACTGTCCTTCTTTAATGAGTCCAGTCGTTATTCTTATCTCGCGCTTTATCATGTCATCGTTGCTGATCTCGTGGAAATGGCGACCGTACGGTACTCTCCATTTAATGGTTCCAGATGGGTCATCGAGAATCGGATCTCCATCTGGCTCATAACTATCTGTTCCATAAACCTTTTCTACAATCTCAGGTGTTGGAATTAGATTCAGGACATCTTTTTGCACAGAAGATGGGATGTTGGGTCCTGGCTGAGCACTAGTCGGTTGTGTAGATTGAAAAACTTGCTGTCTTGCTTCCGATTCACTCATGCCTGTGTCTTTAACTAACGCTTGGACTGCTTGCGTAAACTGACCCTGATCGATTGATCCATCTTCCCCGACAAGATTCGGGGCAACCATGCTTATTATGTAATCGGTCAGAGTATCTGGTTGACTCAGAAATGGAGAATAGTCAACTTTGTCTTTAAGCGCCATCTTCATGCCGTCTGATAGATAAGGGTAGTCATTCAGTGATGTTAGTTCCGACCGTCGTGTCTCTGGATTCCACCATGAAACCGTTACTAGCTTCTCTCGCGTCCGAGGATCGATATAAGAATTAATAACCGGCTCTTGTGTCATTGCCAGCGTGCGAGCCGTCCATTTGAAGTCAGTCTCCTGTTTTGCTTCATACTTGGCGAGTTCTGCGTCGTTCAACTCCTGATTCGTTCTTAGTTTAATCTCAATAGCCAGGAGTGCCTGCTGATACGCAGGATCACTCGACTGCTCAATAAACAGATCTGTTTCTAGGCGTTTTTCTGCTTCAGTCATTCTTCTCGTAATGTCGATCTGTGACTCTAACTGTTCCTGAGCAATAGATAGAGCCGTCGCTGCTTCTGCGCGTTGTCGCGTCGTGGCAAAATCCAGTTTCCGTGCTTCTTGCTCTTCTTCGGCCACTAAGGCAGCCATGCGCTCGTCGGTGAATATCTCACCAAACGGTGTCAGCTCAAGAGGCGTGCCCCCAGTGGCTCCAGCGACAAAGGGGCGTTCTGTTGGAGGTTGCGACAGTGGGGCCATCAGTTTCCCAGTCATGTCCATTTGACCGCCCCCGAGAACCGGAGTGCTTGGTAAGGCTCGACGTTCTTCCACGCCATACGGCAATCCATACTGCTGTGCTCTCCGCGACATCTGCTGTGGCGTGGCCCTTGTTAAATCGACACCTTCAAAGGCTTGTCCTACTCGTTCCTCTCTTGTTCGGACGAATGGGGAGAGTTTCGAGATGGCTTCCTCCCGCGTTATTTCTTCATCCTGCATGACGCTCTGAATATGTGGCTCTATCTGCTCCTCGGTTAGCCACCTTTTTCCTATCTGTTCTCCGATCGATCGGATATTCCGCTGGCGGTCTGAGAGCTTTCTCCGCTGGGTTTCCTGGAGATTGAGATAGGCAGGCCAAAACGTTTGCGTGAAGCCCTCAAGGGCGGCTCCGAGTCTTTGTTTGCGCGTTGCCATAGTGTTTACCTGCTTACCCGAGAGAATCCGTCTCGTCGGTATCAGTCTTTTTCTTGTCCAAGAGCTTTTTAATCACCAATGGAAGAGACGCTAAGAGACCCCCGCCAAGCAGCCCACCCAGGAGCCCCTGTCCCCCACCCAGGATCCCTCCCAGTTGAGATTGATTCTGTCCGAAAAGTAAGTCTTGCCAGCCGAATCCATCTTCGTCGTGAAGTGCGTCTTGCTGAAGACTGCTACGCGGTGACTCACTACGCTGGCGATCATTCAGCGACCCGCGCCGTCGTCGCGTCGACGAGGCGGTGAGGCTTTCCGGTTTTTCGTATGGCGTTCCCGGAGTGCGAGATGGCATCTTGATGATTTCTATATCCAATATCGTGCTGGGCAGAACGTCCTGATCATCATCCGTATCCGTCTCTCGATCCTGGAACGCCAGGCCGCGCTGAAGTCCTCTCGCTGCACCAGAGAGCGCCTCCGCTGCTCTGTTTCGTCGTCTGGACGGAACACCGGGGCGTCCGGCATGGAGATCAGTCAGAGACGGTCTACGCATAACGTCCCCCACGTTTCCCAAAGGGAAATCGCATCCCCTTCATTGCCCCCGGTTCTCCGATACCTGGATATCGACCCACGGCAGCAGCCGCACCAAAGTCCTGGAGCCCCGGAAGCCCCCCTTCTGGACTCAGGGATGACTGTGGGAGCGGGGCCGGGATGGAGAGGTTCGCCGACATAGGTGGCGTGGGGCCACGGCGACGTACACCAGGAGGCCCTCCACGCTTGGATGTGCGACGACGGGGAGCCCGTGGTTGGTCTAGTCCACCCGCAAATGAGAGCGTCTTAGACGACCCAGGTCGCCCGGATGGGTCTCGCGGCGACGTGAGCGGTGCTTGGGGCGCACCCGTTGATCCTGTATACGCATTAAAGGCCATCTCTGTGCTCCCTTACTTCTTAACAAAGCCTGACGCAGCTAAGGTCGTCCCAGCCAGGTACTGCTGAATTAATGGAAGAAGTGCAGCCAACCGGCCGGTCTGAATACTCTCAAGCACTTGGGCGCGTTCGAGCCCAAATTCAGCGATGAATTTATTCCATTCCATATTGCGATCTAATGCACTGATCGCTACGTCATTCAGCATCTGCTGGCGCTCGGTGACCGACGCCACGGTGTTTAAGAGATTTCGAGACTGTTCCTGTGACATCCCGGAAGCCTGCTGCATAGCGTTCGCTAAACGATTTTCACGAAGCTGGGCCTGCTCACCGGACGTGCGTGCAGATAGCTCCATCGCATTCTGGAATCGCTGCTCCTCCCGTTCCCGTTCTGCTAGCTCGATCATCTGTGCGGCACGGGTGTACTCTGGGGCCAAGCGTTCCTCAAGACGCTGCATGTAGTCGGCTTCTGGTCCCTGCCCGAGTAAGCCTCGGTCGGCAAGTTGCGCCTGTCCCTGTTCAAGTTGGGCACGTCGAAGAATATCAAGCGGCGATCGGGCCGATTCAATCTCCATGGCTCGACGGCGCACGTCTAACGGCATCTGTCCGCCACGGGCAATAATCTCACTGGCGGTTTCACCGACCTGTTCGCCGAGGGGTGTAACGGCTTCTCCCCCCTGTCCACGGCCCGTTAAAATATCTCGAAGGGTAGCTTGGATATTCCCGGCGAGTCGTGTTGGAGCCACACCCCCTGTTGTCAGGAGGGACGCTAGATTGGCATTCGTTAGCTGTGAAAGCGGGTCCTGTCCGACTGGAATGACAGAAAGGTCTTCGTAGGACTGCGGCTGAAATGGAATTGCATCCTGTCGAGGCATAAGGTCTCCCAGCCAGTCAGGAGGCAAATTCGTCGTGGGACGCACAATTTCATCAGACGACTGCACACCTGGCAAACCATTTCCGTTGCCATTTCCGTTGCCATTTCCATTACCGTTTCCGTTGCCTGGATCTCCAATCCACGGAAATTCCTTATACTGCTCCTTTGCGGAAATATGGTAGCCTTCAGCTCCTGGACCTGTCACCTGATAGGTCGGTCGCCAATCCTTGCCCGCTGTAGCAAGAGGATCGAATTCGAAGCCGTACTCTGTGTCTCCACTAAAGAGTTGACCGAGTCCTGACGGGTCTCCTCCGAGATTCTCCAGATCAAACGGTGTTATCCCGTCTGGACCGAGTCCAGGGATAGCTTGTCCCTCTGGATCAATTCCCCCGTAGCCAAGAGAGTAATCTTCAAAGCCTCCTATCGGCTCTGGAATATTCCACGGATTCGTCTCAGCGGTGCCGCCCCACGCTTGAGGCTCTCCATAATCTAACCAGTCTCCATCGGCAGCCCACGGCTCAAGACCAGAGATAGTACCCGTATCATGTGCGTATGAAGGAGTAGGTCGCTTGGCCATTCGTCAGAATTCCCTTCTTCAAACATCCAATATCTAATCTGTGCCTTCGCCAGAAGGGGAATAGTCGCTACTGCTGTCTGTTCCGCCAGTTGGCGAATAAGGTACATCCTGTCCAGTATAAGATCGCCTCGACATGCGGCGAGCTAGATTATTTTGTCCTAGTCGTTCTGGACCAGTAAAGAGTGGGTACTCACCCCCCATGGTCAGATTTCCCATCGGATCGATTTCAACCCCTAGTAATTTCAGTGCGCCAAATAATTCATGGAAGCCGCCACCTGGTTGAATCGGCGTTGGGGGCGGTTGCCGCAGGCCCTGGGAAGCTGGCAATGGTGCCTGGAACTCACCCCCCTCACTGAACGGACGTTCAAAGATGGGAACCTGCGCCTCTGGCGTTTCACGCGGCGCACCAGGGAACAACCACTTGGCCGTTTCACGTTCCCGGAACCGTTGCTCATCCAATTGCTTTCGTTCAGCAGCCTTTTTGTCATGACCTGGGATCCGAGGGTCTGACCATGTGCCCAGTTCCTGTGAAAGCGCCCGTTCGCTAACTTTTTGTGGATCAGGCTGTCCGAAACGGACGCCAGGAACTCCCAGAATCGACGGACGAATGTTCGCTACATCCATCCCTGACAACCCAACCGGCATTACCATGCCGCCACCTCCGTACCAACCCGGTTGCTGGATCTGCGTCCCTGGCAACGTAACAGGTTGTGCGGCTCTAGCAGCGGCAACCGCACCTGCCTGTTCCACATTACTGAGATAGTTAGCGAGTAGCGTTGGTGGAAAAATATGACCCCATTCGCCAATACCCATCGGATCGGGATCACCCCCTTCCTGCCCGAAGGGGGTCATTTCTGTCGCAGCACCACCCAACGCACCACCTAATGCCCCTAAGCCGCCCATGGCGGCTGGTGCCCAGAAAGCCTCAGTGCCCATTTGTAAACTCCTTTACCATCAATATTCTTTCAATCTCGACATACCCGAGTCGTTTAGCGACCTTGAAGGCCGTCGTATTTGATGGTGGAATAGTCGCTAAGAATCCACGAAACCCTAATCGTTGAGCTTCTCGCTCTGATTCTCTAGCTACAGCCATGCTATAGCGTCGTTGATCTTTCGCCACATACCAGTGTGGACGACCTGACCGATCTTCTTGAGAAATCTCCGTAACGGCCACAAATCCTATTGGATCCTCATTCCGATAAACCATTCGGAAGATTGACGCTCCACGCGCCTGTTTATCTAACAGCGTATTAAACGCTATCGTTGAAGACACTTCATGTGGGAGCGATGTCCCCATAAAGGACTCAATTCCATGTCGATCTTCTCGATACCATCGTATTAATGCCTCTGGATCAGCCATACTGAACGGACGCAAGGTAATATCAGCCATCTCTCCAATCGCAGTATATCACTCGGTCACCGCCAAGGTAATCATCCCGCGAAGGTCCACATTGTCCGTCACGCTCGACGGCCACGCGGCATGATCCGTCCGAAAGCAATAGAGCTTATCCGTGCCCCCGGTGGTGATATAGCCTTCCGTATCGACTGACCCCCGGATGGTCAGCGGACCCGTGTATGTCGTGGCGGCGGCGGACATCCCCTTTGGGAGCTGAATCTGGAGTTGATTCCCCATGCTGCTGGAGGTCGTCGTGTCCTCCAGAAAAAAGTTCACCGCGAGGAACCGGCCGATTTTGATAAATTCGTACTGCTTTTGGTCGGCGCTGGCGACCGTCCAGGTGCCCGTATTGGCGGTGAAATTCCCGGCGAGAAAGGGGGTGCTTCGCCATGCTAACTCCTGTTGAATCCGTTGGAGTCTCCGTCGCGTATCGAGCGCGGAGAAATAGAGTGACCGCATTGCTCGTTCCGTCACCGACCCGGATTCCTCCCGTATCCGCGCAAAGTCGGGGGTGGGGAAATCGAGAGGGATGTTTGACCGAGCCATTTATTTTTGACCAGTTGTTTTAGATTCCTATGCCTGTCGTCGTCGGAGTTTTCCAAAGGTCTGGGCAAGACGCGCCCGCCGTTTCGTGGTCTTGGTGGCCGTAGACCCCGGTTTCAGTACGGCATCTGCATAGGCTGCCGTGCTTTTCCCCGCCCGCTTCGCCTGCTTGGAGAAGGACCCGGCCTTGAAATTCGAGCTATCCTTCATCTGCTGAATCCATTGTTCCGCCATTACTGTAGCCTCCTCGTTGCCCCTGGGAGGACCTGATAGCCCAGCGTCATCCCTTCAAGACTCCAGCTTCCATTGGTGGCATCGTCACTAATCCGAATTCGGCAGCCCACATCCTGAATGAAGTCCCCATTCGACCCTTCCAGATTGATGATGGTCTGCACAGAATCAAAGGCGACCGTGACATTGGACCCGTCATCGGTATCGACCCCGTTTCCATCTGACGTAATGAGTTGCAGCCCAATCGGCTCCAGGGACTTCGAGGCACTCCCACGGCCCACCGACTCGTCTGAGGCGCTCCCGGACATCCATTCCACAGTGAGGGTCACGTCCGAGTCAGCTTCCGCAATAATGTCCAGCCAGCGATAGCGTTTGACATACGCCATGAGCTGCTGGGGCGCACGAACATTCCAGGCGTTATCCGTGCCATAGATAACCTTGGTCATCCAGCGCGTCGGAATGTTCGACCCATCGAAACTGTCCCCATCGAAGAACTCGTAGCAGAAGCCGCCTTTAGCGGTTTGCGCTTCGCCCGTAAGAATGACCTGTGTATCACTAGAGGTTTCCACCGTGGTCGAGGCCGACATTGGCATATCGGGCCACACATACCAGACGCCCCAGCGGTAGTTCCAGACGACAGCTTGATTACACTCGGCATCATCCCCCGTGGCGGTCGGGCCAGGCCAGAACCAAACCACATGCCCATTTTCAATATCGTGTGTCGCATGGACCTTCGTGCGCTGGGCATAGAGCGCAGTCTTGAGCGTTTCCTTCACGGGGGTGCTGATAATGATGTCGTTATTCCCGTCAAAGAGACGAATGTCCCCCAGTGGCGTAAAATACGCCTGCATCACCCGTGCGCTCGTCACCTGTTCGCCCGACGCATCGGTATAGACGGCCCCGGCAGGAATTTGCACAATCGAGCGGTGCGACACAGCCCCAATGACCGCGTTGGACTTCGTACGGACCCAGTCCATAAGGTCGGAGACTACTTGTCCGGTGCCGCTGACGGTCCAGATGGATCGCTCCAGGAACACGACCAGCATCCCTTCGAAGTCCCCCACGAGTCCGGTAAGAATGTCCCCGACGGAGCTTTGATCGGTGAAGTCGAGATAGTTGTTTGCGCCCACCTGATCAGGCTTGCCGGGATCAGACCAAAAGACACGACGGGGGTTCGTGTCGGTGCGTCCCCACCAGAGTCGCTGCTTGTGCGGTTCGCAGAAGTACGTGCCGGTCGCCGGGGCATCGCCATGTTCCTCCAGAAGTCGATGTTCCAGAATATCCAGATCGGACGCATTATCGGTATAGCTCGTGGTCGTGCGTCCGTCAATAAACGTCACAAAGTAATAGTTTGCGCCGGTTCCCGTCGTGCGATATAGCTCATAGCCCGTAATGTCGGTATCAGAGTCAGCCGTCCACGACAGATTGGCCTGCTCGTCCTGGTGCTGAGTCACATTCGAGGTCACCGATCCCGCAGATCGAGCTTCGGCCGCATCCATACTGACCATTTTCCACGTATAGGACCCATTGAGCTGTCCAGACGAGGTATTAACCGCTGCCGTAATAGTTGGAGACTTCCCACTTGCCCCGGCAGTCGCTAGCGACGACCCGTTCCAGACCCGTGGTGCCACGACCCCATCGACAAAAAAGAGATTATTGTCTACCTGCGCGAAGTCAGGGATCCGATTAATCGAACCAGACCCGAAATCTGCAATAAAGGTCCAGGCCACCCCCGAGTTGGTGCTGTACCAGAGTTCACACTCGTTCGACCCGTCATCAAACAGGCCGAGAAGTTGTCGGGTAAAGCTGGCCCCCGTTTGCCGATAGGCACGCAGCGCCCGCAGACGGGTAGCACTGCCCCCCGTATTCGTCGTCACCGCCGAGCTATTCTGTTTACTGTAGCCGAGAATCTTCTTGGCTCGACCGAGCTTGTCAATCCAGAGGTTTCGACTCCCGCTTGAGGAGTAAATAGACGGGAGAGCGACAGAATGAATCCCCTCCTGGGTGCCAAGAAAGACGGAGAACGTCTGGGTCTGAATCGGATAGGCCATCGGATTTATCCATTCATCGAGCCACGCCGATCAGACGGGAGGAGTTCTTCCATGACCTCCTGGCAGATCGACGCACGGTGCTGACAATCTTCCTCAGACCATTGGGGCGTCCGACGCCACCACCCACTATGTTCAAAGGCGCAATACTTCGTGCCCGTTCCGGCGTTGACTTCGACGCCAAGCCGACACCGCAATCTGAGCGTCTCGTCATCAATATTATTGGGAAACTGAGCAAGACGGACGACATTCGGCGGCATATCGGCATAGAGCCCATAGCCTCCGTGGACATGGTCTTCTTCGCCTTCCCAGTCCTGATTGCCTAACGGGGGCGGGGCGTAGTGAATCCCCACGTCGCGTCCGTGCCAATCGACCTCACGAATCCAGCGTCGAATGTTCGGATTCCGTTGATCCGCCGATCCCCAGGGCTCATTTAGCTCCCAGGACAACATATAGAGACAGACGTGTGGGGCCGTTCTATTCACCAAATGCTGTGAGCGTTCAATAATCTCCGAGAGATCCAGATATCGTAAGGTGGGCTGATCTACGATCCCAACCAGCGGCACCAGCCCTGCATGTCGGGCAGTTTCCAGTGATGTGATCAGTCGATCCATCCCATCAGTTCTGTATGCAGAAAATCCTCCCGCCGTCCATTCAGGATGCCCGCGCCGACTACCCCAATCATCTTGTTCGGCATTGACCAGAACGTGCGTGAACCCGCGTGACGCTTCTTCCTGAAAATAGGACTCCTGCTCCGCGATCGGGCGGCCGCAGACAGCAGGACCAAAATAACGATGCGACGGATACAAGAAATTGCCGTGCCACTGGCCCATGGTAATCGGGGCCAACGTGTCACTCGCTGGCAGCGATCCGCGCCAGTCTGCTGTTGCTTCTTTCAGCGTGGGGAATCGATCACGCTCGAAGAAGAGTCGCCAGAGAATATGTCGAACGGTTTCATCCGGTGCGGCCGTCCCGATGGTTAAAAGATGTCGTTCGTTGATGGCGCGGATAAGTGGGTCGTCTGGAACAAGTGGGACGGTTCGCAGGAAATACCCATACCCGTCATGGTGATCATTGGGAGACACGATTTCAGCTAGCCACCGGCGGCTCAACAATCGGCCGCCCATCCTCATCAGTCCAGGCCGTCTCAAGAATATGGTCGTCTTGTCGTTCCGCGACAACCATCCAGGAGATCGTATCGGTGGAGGTCGCCACCTCACATTCAATGGTCAAGATATTCCCGCTCACTGACCCCCGCACACTCGACCACCCGGTTTCGTTGGAGGTGAAACACTGGGCGCCGTGACAGAGAAGTACCCAGGTACCGGCGGTCATGTTTGAGACAGTATCGAGATTGACTGTCGCCGCACCGGCCACCAGTATGACCGTGCCCCGATAGATCAGGTCGCATTGAGGGCCTTCAATGAAACTGTGAACCAGTTCATGTGTGGCGTTTTTTGCAGGTAATGGATGGCTGATTCGAAACGACCCGGATCCCTTGGATAGCGCTCCTGCGACAGCCACCGCGCCGGCTTTATCCACCGAGAGCCGTGTCGTGCTCGTGGCGTCATCGCCTGTCCGTAGATTGATGACCCCCTCGGCAGTCAGTTCGACGGCAGCGGTATCGTAGGAGTCGTTAAATCGAGCAAGCGATCCCGAGTTCAAGTACTCGTTTGCGCCGATCCAGAGCTGGATATTCGACGCACTGGTCCAGCTATCAATAGACCCATCAACCGTCCCTTGGTCATTTTCAAAGCGGATTGTGGGTGTCGAGGACTCCGCGGCATCAATACAGAGGTCGCCGCCGGTCGGGCTAATCCCAAGCGCCAACGCGGTAAACTGCGGCGTATCACCTGTTCCGACGCCAACGCTTGTGCGTAGCGTGGCCCCACTCTCAGCCACCGGACCACCCGTTCCATCACCAACAATGAGTTCGCCGTCAGACAGAACCGACATTGCCGTCACCGCTCCAGTGCCGCCCCCCAGTAGGACCCCGCCATCTGTGAGCGTACTCGCCCCTGTTCCGCCATCAGCCACCGGAACGTCGGTCCCACCGGCGCGATAGATAGCATTCCCCTCAATCGAGACATTCCCGGCACTCGCCCGCGTAAGCGTCGTATCACTCGCATGTCCAAGTTCAATACCCGTAAACTGCGGGCTATCTCCGGTCCCTACTCCAATACTCGTCCGTAAAGTTGCACCACTTTCAGCCACTGGATCGCCAGAGCCGTCACCGACAATCATCTCGCTATCCGATAAGACAGCCAGCGCGGTAATCGCTCCAGTGCCATTCCCGAGCAGGACTCCGCCGTCCGTGAGACTGCTTGCGCCGGTGCCCCCATCGGCGACAGCCACATCGGTCCCGCCAGCACGGTAGATAACATTCCCTTCAATCGAGACATTGCCCGAACTCGATCGCACAAGCGTCGTATCGGTGGCGTGGCCAAGTTCAATCCCGGTGAGCTGGAGCGTATCGCCCGTACCCACGCCAATACTGGTGCGTAGGGTCGCGCCACTTTCGGCGACGGGATCGGTTGATCCGTTCCCGACGATCATCTCGCTATCGGCGAGCACTGACATGGCCGTAATGGCGCTGGTGCCGCCCCCGAGCAAGACACCCCCATCCGTCAGGGTTGCAGCGCCCGTGCCCCCACGATTCACCGCGAGGGTCCCGGTAAAGTTTGCGGCCGCGAGGTAATAGGCCCCTTCCTGTCCGTCGAGTTTGTCTGCATCCAGATAGGTCACGACGGCCGCCCCGGAGATACAGGCAAATGGGGCATTCGTGGACCGGCTAAATGTATGCAGACCCGTAATGGTATAGGCGTTCTCTTCAGTGACGACCGTATTGCCACTGAGATCCGAGTCGGTATTGGCCAGTTGGATGTCAGCCATTTATCTACGCCTCGGAGACGCTGGCGGGTTGATATCCAGAGGCGGAGCCGCAGGTCGCTGTGGCAATGGGCCGGTCAGCTTCCGCAAGAGTGCTCCTTTTATGCTCTTCGGTAGAGCCTTGATGAACTGATCCATCATTCCTAGTTCACTGTACTCCTCCACGCGCTGTCGGATGTCTGCCAACGTCGCATCCAGCTCCTGTTGCTCCATGTATTCTTTAGGCGTGCTGGGAGTCTGTCCTCGTCTATTAGCCATTAGTAATCCTTATACATGCCGTAGGCAATGAGGTCTTTTACGCCTCGATATAGACGAGTGCGCCATCAACGGACTGTGCGCCACTGAGTTCCATGTTCAACAGCGTGGCATCGGACGTCTCGAACCAGCCCACGGGATTAAAGGGCAGCACAATCGTCTGTCCAGCGGTCGGTCCCATCTGTCCTGTCAGTGCCGTCCCACCAGCGCCATCTTCGAAGCGGATCGTGACCGCTGTCCCTGTCATCGTAAAGAACACGGCCAGCACTCTGATCTTTTTCCCGGTCACAGCGGCAACGAGTGTGTTGTTCCCATCGGTCGCCCCATCAATTTTGGCCCGTTTGACGAGTTGAACATCACGGACGTCCTGAAAGTCTGCTTGAATAAATGCCATGCGGCACTCCTATTCTGTATGGAGATAACGGTAATCGTACCCCGGCGGTCGATCCCGGTTGAAACGTGTCATGCTCTGAATCACGGGACCAAAGACCTGCATCCCCACTTCCGTAATAGGCGCGACCTCATCATCCTTCCCCGTCCGCAGCATCTTCACAGCGAACTGGGCCACGGGGAGCATCACAATGTCAGGATAGGCGAATGTTCCGCCAGCGGTAATATCAGACGCGCCGACCATCCCGTAATACCGGACGGTATGGGTGGCATCGGGCAGCGGGTCCCAATAAATATAGGTCCCATTCGTCCAGTATCGTACCGGCTTGCCGGTTGTCGTGGTATTAAACTGCCAGGAAATGAAATTTGTCAAATCGGAGCGTGAGTCGTAATGGTCGCCCACCGGTCCCACCCGATTTAGGTCCCAGGCTGGACGACTCGTGTCGGCATCAATCATTTGGAGCCGATCTAAACGAATCAGTCCCGTCGGAAACGCCGTGGATTCCGTGTTCGCCGTCGTGGTGACCGTCCCAATGGACGATCCCAGGACATTGGGCTGGAGGGCCATCATCGCCTCAAAATGGTCCTGTGAGGCATTCAACGCACGGAGCGCCAGAGTGACCCCGGTTTCCCCGGATTGGAGTTGAAGGCCCCGGTCGAGGACTTCCATCGTATCGAGCATGGATTGTCCGGTGGCCATTTAGTCTCCTGCGTGATGTGTGACGAACTTACTCCCAGACGAATGCCCTCGCATGCTCACCTGAATCTTGGTGTGGTCCCACTGGGCACTGCCAATATCGTCCACGAGTTGTTCGCGTGTCGCATCCCGCTTCTCGTGATCGCGCTGTGCTTCCTCTTCAATTCGCGCCCAATACTGCTTCCCCGATCCCCATTTGAAGCCGCTTTGCTCATAACAGGCCGCGAGGGTTCTGTCATCGAGAGGGACATAGTCGTGCGCGGAATTCTCTACCACGAAGAGCAGGAGCCACCCCGCAGAGAGTGGATGTTGAATCCGTGGACGCCGGTACCACACGAGCCATCGCTCCCGGAGGGGATGCCAGGTTGCCTCTAGATCAGCATGGACCGCGTGGAGTTTCCGTTGAAAGTCTGCGGGAGCGCGAGTCACGCCAAAGCGAGAAGGTGCCCAGAAGTGCAGACTATCCTCAATCGGCGGCGGCGTGTCTCGTGCGGGCGCAACCCGTATCTGATCAGCAGGAGGCGCTGGCATGATCACCCAAAGACCTTGATGGCAAATTCTCTGACACGGTCGTCTTTACTCGCCTTGCAATGTTTGGCCATTCTCGCTCGCGCCATATTGTGCGACTGGTGCGAGTCCGGCTTAAAGTTCTCCGCCCACCCATCCACCGGGCACTGCAAGACGCCTTTCTCCAGGTCTTCGGTGAGATGGTCTGGAATCGGCTCCTCTTTCTTAATCCACGGGGCGGTAAATTTCGTGGTCGCGGTATCACGCAAGGACAGCGAGAGCGGTTGTCGATCGCCGTTGTCGTCAAAGTAGGTCGAGACTTCTCCCGCATCGGAGGTGATTCCACCCCGATGTGGTCGTCCTTTCCCGTCCCAGGCGTGCATTGTGGGGAAGCGTGGGGCGCCACGGGTAGACATCTCCTGCCACTTCTCATATTCAGTCAGATAGCGGGTGATGATCTTCCCGACATTCTGAAGCCCCGCCCACGGAATCCCGCGATGTTTCTCCAGTTCCGCCAGATCGTAGACTTCCCCGAGCACTTCTTGCACGGCGACGGGATTGACCCCTACTGGCGTGGGATCGCGTAGGACCGAGACAGGCGATTCGCCTAAATGCTCCAGGAAAAACCGGTTCTCTTCCAGCGAATAGCGAACTGGGTGAAAAGACTCCATGCGCCTCCTTAGTAACTGGTATTTGTCCGAATGGGCTTGAGCACCACATGCACAGACCCTTCGTAGGCTGTCACCGTGCCTGTGTAATTCAACGAGAGTTGCTCGCCTTTGTCCATCTTCCTGTTCGCAAGCGTCGAGGTCAAGGTGGATTGCACCGGGGTATTGGCCGTGCTATCCAAGGCTAACGCCGAACTCAAGGCCGTGGTGAGACTCGCAGGCGCGGTCCCAGAGGCCGCGATACCGACATCCAAGGTCGTACTGCTCGCGCCCGCCGTGCTATGGACTTCACGCACATCCATGATTTGATAGTCTTGATCGGCGACAAAAATGCCCGTATCCGCTGCTTCGCCTGCTGAAATAGTATAGACGACATGCACCGGTGCGAGTTTGGCGATGGCTTTCATTCCCATGATTCCCTGCTTTCTGGCGAAGTGACAGGGAGGGACCGAAGCCCCTCCCCCACCTACTCAGTTTACGATTCCGCGACGTCTTCGATCTTGGCCCCAGCTGCTGGGTTGTCACTCAGCAGTTGCCCCTGCCAGTACCACGCGACTTCAAAGGTCGCATTGGAGGTCTGGCGGAAGAACGGGGTCCCGTCGAACACTTCTGACACTGGACGCGGGACGGCATTTTCGCCGTGTCCGATGTAGAAATGCTTAGTGTCCAACCCGATGATGGTATTCGCGGCAAAGTACGGTTCGACATGCCACGGGTTGCCGCTGAAGCGGTAGATGGTGCGTCCATCGCCACCATCGGTCCCCTTCTGCTGCGCCCCACCATCACGTCCAACCCCTGCGCCACTATCAAAGGCTTTCGGCGAACTCATTGCAAAGAACGTATCTTCGCGGAGAAGTTCGTGATAACGCCGGATGATGGCGAGATTGGAGACATAGGCGTTTAGTTTTGCTCCGCCTTTCTCGCGGACGGCATCCTCAAGCTGAATGAGGAGGTCTTCCGTGAGCGCCCGGTTGGTGCCACTGTTGTCGAGCACAATCGACTCCCAGAATTCATTCCCCGCCGTACTGCGGTTAATGTTGCCAAAGTTCCCAGACGGAGGATTGGCATCATCAATGATTCCGAGAAGCCCATCGGTGTGATAAATCGCCCCGGATTTCGTCGTGTTTTCAATACAGAAGAAATCCCCGGCAGCGGTGCCGCTGGGCGCCGATCCACTGATGGTGACGGTGCGGTTTTGGACATCAATCGCCGTTACGGTCCGAGACGCCGCGAGATCGGCATCATTGTCAGAGGCATCAATCAGATCGACGGTCATCCCCAGATCGATACTCGGGAGTGCGTCGACGGTAATCGTGGTCTGATTGTCTGCCGCTGGCATGATCGCCAACTTCCCGAGTCCATCCGAGATCAGGTCAGCATTGATGAGTTTGAGAATCCGTCGCCGGAAGCCCCCTTCCATCATCTTCAGGGCTGTCTGGAACGCAAACTTCGAGTTCCTCGCGTCCTGAATGAGTTTCCACGACATATTGTACAGCCCCGCAAATTCTTGGAGGCTGAATGACGCCTCGGTCGTGTCGGGATCGATATTCGACGGCAACGCGCCGCCTTCGGCCAACCCACTCCACGCGCCGGGGTTCTTCACCATAATGGGCATCAAGAACTGTCCCCGGCCAGCCATCGGTTTCTTCATCTTCTGGAACATATTCCAGCAGACGACCTCTTGGTTGACTAGGTACAGGACTTGGTCGACCCCGTAGGTGTATTTTAGGGCTTCAATGACATCTGTGGTACTCGCCATAAGGCTCTTGGCTCCTTAATCCCTCACGGCGGTGCGACGTTATTCGGTCTGGCCTGGATTGAGCATGGGCCACAATTCATCCGCCCGTTCCTGGGGCGATTTGTAGCCACCGGTTTTCCCGCTCGTCAACGACGACTCTCCCCCTTTGGAGGGGAATGGGGACGTTTTGGCCTTTTTGGCAACCTGTCGATCCATATCCCGAAAGACTTTTCGCAGCCCCTCAATGCGGGCGCGGGCTTCGTCGGGAAACTTCTCGTTCCAGTCGCCTCCTTCAAAGGAATAGTACACGTCCTTGAGCAGTTCGTTAATGACGGCATCATCTGGAAGACCGGCCTCTTCCCGCAGCTGCACAAACCGTGCGTCCAAGTCAGCTTCGGCCTGTTTGTTATGACCCTTCCCCACGGCATCGCGGAGGGCGGCATAATCTTTCCGCACTTGGGCCAACGCCTGATCGCGTTGCTGGAGGGCCTGGTTGAGGGGATTAATCCCTTCGTTGACCATCCGTTCCATGAGTTGCGCGGCGGTCGCGCCGTCCAGGTAGGGCATTTGTCGGAGCTGGTCCAGCATACTGCTTTGGCTCTGCTGTCCCTGTTGCTGCGACTGGGCCTGCTGCTGGGCGGCCTGCCGGGCGTATTGCTGTTGCTGCAACTGCTGGGCATATTGCTGCAGCTGCTGTGTGGCCTCGGCACGCTGCGTTTCCCACTGCTTGCGTTCATCGGCAAGGGCTTGTGTTTTCTTGGTGTACTCGGCTTGCACGTCTGCTGGCCATGCACCAGACTCTGACGTGGCACCTCCTGACGGTGTTGCGTCTGTGGTCTCAGCCGACACCTCTTGGAGCGTCTCGACCGCCTCCTCATTCTCTGCCATCGCGCCTCCTCGTGCGAGTGGTCTGCGAATCGACGACGGGGTGTTCTTCTGCCGAAGAATCCAGTCGCGGATATTCGCGTGCCCTATTCGTCATCTCTGGACGGGCGAACAGGATCACAGGATACAAATGGAGCCCCGTCCTGTCAAGTCTGGGCATCCAGCCTGGATGCCGCTGTCTACTGGGGTCAGGCGCGGCGTCCGGCACTGAGAGCGATGGCCAGGGCCTGTTTAGGATTCGTGACGGGTGTCCCGCTGGAGGATCTGAGGGTCTTGTCCTGATACTCGCCCAGGACCTTCTTCACTTTCCGGCGGGAGATGGGGCCTGTGGTGGCGGACGGTGGTCGGCGCTGTGTCATTACTGGACGCTCCGTCCTGGGGGCGGCTGCATCATGGCCTGCGCCAACGCCTCGGGCGCGTGTCCGGCGGCCTGTTCGCTGGCTTTCATCTGATCCATCGCGGCATCGATCGCTTCGGCTGCGGCTTTGGCGGCGGCCTGCTGCGCGGCCTGGGCGACGGCCCCCTGGATTTGCTGCTGCTGCATGCCATCCTGTCGGCGTTGGGACGCTTCCAGCAGGTATTGGCGACATTTATTCCAGAACTGGACAAAGCCCTGCTGAATCTCCGGGCTCGCGGACAACCACTCGGTGGTGGCCATTTCCGATTCGAGTTCGTCCATGATGACGCGCAGGTTCCAGAAGGGCATCGGGAGGTGGTCCGGGAGCTGCTGGCCTTGCCACAGTCGTTCGACCAGCGACATGGCCAGTTTCCGGTATTGGGACTCGCGGTCTTCGCGGCCGACGTCGCCCATGTCGAGGTCAGACGCAATTTTCTCCTTATCGATCCGTCCTGTCCGCTCATCAATATAGAGCACACTGAGGGGTGATTGGAGGTGTTCGCGGACACGCGCTTCCCGGAGTGCCCGAAATTCGGGGATCAAGCTCCCGCGTTCGACGGTCACGGAATAATCGGTCCCGGCGCGGAGGATTTCGGAGGTTTGGAAGATAAAGACCTCATCCCGCATGCTCCGGTCGGTGTAATGGAGCGTGCGGAAGGCCGGGTAGTATTCTTTCACCCGATTGATCCGCATATCCTTCACTTTGGCCATCCGCTGCCCGATATGCTGATAGAGATTCCCCCACTGCGTATCGATCATTTCTTGCAGCATGGGCACGGCCATTGGGCCACGGAGTTGCCCGGGGAACTTTTGTTCCTGGAACAGGTCGACGCCCCCGGCGATTTCCCGCATCAGTTTGAGTGTCAGGTCGAGGGACTGCATGAACCACGCGGGGAGGTTCGGCGGATCTCGGCGCTGCACCATTTTGACACCCGCTTCGTTCAACCCGCCTTCAATCGGGGCGGGGTAATCGGCGGGGATATCTTCGCGTTTGACGGTCGGGCCGAGGAGTTCATCGGCATAAATGGACGCATTGGCCTGTTCCCCGAGTTGGGACAGGCGTTTATTGAGAAACCGTTGTGGGGCGATCAGGTCGGAGACATAATCATCACCCCAGAAGCTGGTGGTGGTCGGTGTCCAGTGGAAATCGACCAGGGGAATCGCTTCATAGGGACTGTCGTCGTCATGGAGGATTTCTTCCCCTGGGATAAAGGCGGTATAGCGTCCACGGGGATGTTTCGCGGAAATGGGTTGAAAGCGTTCGACCACGACGGCCATATCGGGATCTTCGGTCGCCCGCGTCCCCTGAATCCGGGGAATGAGGTCTTGGAGATGCACGGATCCGGTCGGATCGCCAAACTGCTGTAAATCGGTGGACAGAATCCGCACTTCGCGGGCATCCTTGATATTGGCGATCGTGTCCTTCGTGAGGTCGTAATTGGCTTCAATCCAGCCCAAGGTGCGAATTTTTGCGACGTAGACGGCCTGATCGGGGCTCAGATCGTCCAGCGATCGGACGGAGGCATCGACAAAGACCTGGAGCGGGCTCAGGACTTCGCTGCCGACGTCTCCGGCGAGGACCATCTCTTCCACGACGACAAACCGTTCGAGGGGCGCGCCCTGGAGCAGCGCCTCTTGCCGCCCTGACTCGGGGAGCACCGCTTGGGTCTGGACATCGGTCCAGAGCAGTTCATTCGTCTCGGGATCGAACTGTGGGAGCGGTTCCATCGTGGCATCTTTGACCCAGGGGACATATTCAAACGCGACCCCCCCAATGGACATCCACCAGAGGATTTCCCAGGTACGGGAGGGTTGATCGAGTTTTTCGTCCAGGGCGCGGATGAGTTTGTTGACGACGGCGACACTGGCGAGGGATTTCGGGTCTTGTTTATCGGCGCGTGCGCGAAAGACGGGGGCCACGCTACTGAGGCGTCCCATCATCTTATAGAGCATCTGCGCGGCGAGGTTGAAGACCAGGTAGAGTTTATTGGGGTCGCGTTTCCGGGTAAACAGCGTCCGTGTTTTGGTGCCTACCCAATGTTCCCCGGACACAAACGCGAGATTGGTCAGGATCCGCAGTTCCACGGATCCGACGTCCCGCGCTTTTTGGGCACGGAGCCGGTTGTAATCGGTGGTATAGGTCGTCAGGTCTTCGGCGTGTGCCATGATCTTAGCCTGGCATGGGCCGCCCGATGGGACCCGTCAGCTGTTGGGGCTGTCGCCGAGCCATCTGCCCGGGGGGGCCTGGCGTCGGCCGCGTCCTGGGCTGCCTGGTGAGCGGCGGCGGGGCCGCCCCTGCGGGGGCGAGGCCACGGGGACGGGCGGCGTCGGGCTGCTGGGCGTCCGTCTCGACCACCTGCACCGATGCGCCGGGTAAGGTCTGTTCGACTTGTTGGGCGAGAATCTGGGCAATCTGTGCAGATTCGGGCACATAGGGCAGATCAATAATCACTCGCGGCATTAGTGTGCTCCTAAATGGGCGTCTGGCATCTGACTCAGGTCGTCACGGGGTCGGTCTGGCGGGGTCTCCGGGGCGACTGGACGGTCGGTCATCATCCGTTCCAGAAAATCCATCCGGTCCTGCAAACTCTGGATCTGGTCCTGGAGGGGATGCGGCGAAGGCACGGCGAGCCACGTCTGCAAATGTTTGCGGATCTGTTCCAGCATGGGCGGTCATCTCCTGATAGAGCGCGGCGAGGGATCGGGCATCGGTCTGCCCGTTCGGGCCGTGTTTCGTGAGCGAGAGCGTCTGCATCACGAACGACACTTGCCGTTCGAGGGCTGTGAGCCGGTCGGCGGTCGTCGGCGCGTCGGGCATTACTGGCCTCCTAAATGGGGATCGGTGGCACGCGATCGGGCGCGAGGCCGCAGGGGCGATCCCAGCCACTGCACGCTGCCGGGCACGGCGGTCAGCACGGGCGGATCCGGGCGTCGTCTGGCGCGGGGGTGCCGCGACAGGACGTGTTCGAGGCAATCCAAGACGTGATCATTGGTCTTGAGGCGCTCATAGCGTCCGGCAGCCGTCGTGAGATCGGGCCACTGTGCTGATTCTACCTCATATGGCAGGATTGACAACCACGGGGCGAGAAAAATTTGGCCATGCTGAAAATATTGCCGGGCGGCTTCGGTGCGGACTTCGCGTCCCCGGTGGTTGGCCAGCAGGTGCAGGCCGTGGTGGCGGCATTCCTCTTTGAACTGGGAATTACTATCGACCCAGGCGACGGGGCGCGTCTGCCAGAGGGCGGCGAGGCGTTTCACCCCGTCGCACCAGCGGCCGATGGAGCTATCGTCGTGCAGTTCCGGGGTATTGGCCACGTAGCGATAATTGGTCAGTTCATCGACGACGACGGCCTGTCCCTCGGGGCTGAGTGCGACGATGAGGGCGGCACAGTAGGTCCCGGTATCGACGCCGAGTTCGACGGTCCAGTCGGACGGGAGGCGGAGGGCTTCCCGGACGGGATCGGGACGTCGCCACCAGACGGGATGCGTGTCGGGGGTGCAGGTCCGGTCGCCCCGCTGGTATCGGTAGACCCGTCCGACGTAATCGCCGAGTTTCCCGAGATAGGCGATGGAGAATTTTTCCCGCGTCAGGAGCTGGGCATCGCGGTCCATGGCGGCCTGGTTGAAGCTATAGGGATTGGTCTGGGCATGGATACCGCAGTAACAGACCCACTGGGGGAAGTCGGCGCTCCCGTGTCCGTGGTCGTGGAGGACCTGGACCCAGGGTTTATCGGGCGTCGTGGGAAAGATGGCGTAGCCGTCGCGGACGCGCAGGTTCTGGGACACGGAGGTGAAGCATTCGATGCCGGGGAGTTGATAGGCTTCGCAGTAGACGTAGGCATCCACTTCTTTCCCTTTGAGCGATTCCGATCGTTCCCAGCTCCGCGCTTCGAACCGCGCCCCGTTGTCGAGTTCGAGCCACATGCGGCCGTCTTTCGGGCGGTTTTGCAGGGAGTGATAGGCTTGATTCAGGCCACGTTCGCTGCACAGGGCGTCCAGGAGGTAGTCGAATTCCGGGGCGCACATATCGTATTCGTTCCCGACGAGATAGACGAGGGCATCGGGCACGGCGGCAAAGGCGGCGGCCCAGATCCCGGCCCCGGCGGATTTCCCGGATTTATATGCCCCGAGTTCTGCGACGACTTTGGCCCGACCGTGCGGGCGCGGGGTCAGCGTGCGGGTGGCGAGGGCGGCGTCGGGCAGGCGCACCGTACAGGTCAGATCCTGCGGTCCTGGAGGAGTCGCGCTGAGGATCTGCCCATCGGTGGCGGCCCACCACGCCGCCTGGTGTTCAAACGGGACAAAGTCGATCGCCGCGCACAGGTACCGGCGAAATTCCGTCATCAGCCGGTCGCGGAGCTGTGGCGGGGTCGCCCGGCGCGTCATTGGACGACCTGGCTGTCACTCTCGTAGCGTTGGAGCAGATCGTGATAGAACCGGGCGAGGGGACTCTCCCGGCCCGCCATCCCGGCCACTTTGGCTTCAATCGCGGCCCGGCAGGTATCGGCTTTCACCTTCTCCGCCCCGGCACACTCGGTATAATTCGTCGTCCAGAGAAAATACGCCAGTTCGTTGTAATGTTTCGTCAGCGCCCGGTCGAGCCGCACCGCATCGGTCAGCTGATGCCACGGATCGCCCCCCGTGAGCCGATCCGTCGCCGCCACGACCTCTGGCTGCACCGGCCAGCAGACGCAATACGCCGCTTCCAGCTCCGGGTCCAAGGGTTCGGGCCAAAAATACCGCACCGCTTCCGGGACCGGCGCCCCCGAGAGGATAATCTGGGCAAACGCCGCCGCCTCGGTCTCCGTGAGCCGCCTGCGCGTCTGCATCAGCCCCGCTCCCCATACACACGCCCCGCACGCGGACGCCCCGCCGGAAATTGCACCGTCACCTCACAGCGACACGCCGCCGCACACCGCAAAAACCACCGCACCGTGCTCGTGCCGCCCTCCCCACGTCGCCGATATAAATACTGATGCACCGCCCCACGCGAGACCCCCATCTCCGCCGCTAACTCATTAATCGTCAGCCCCGCCCGTAACCGCATCTCCTGCACCATCCGCGCAAACGCGCCATCCTCCGCACACACCCCCCCCAACGATACCGCCTCCACCTCCGCACGCCGCTGCTGCCCCGGCCCCAGTCCTTGCATCCACCTAGTCTACCCTCCTGTCAATACGTGAGTCAAGCCACCCAATCATTGTAGAGGGGATAGGCCCGAAGGGCTGACCTCCCCCCACTTACCCCCCTCCCCCCCCTTATTTACTGGGGTTTTTGCGAGCAGTAGGGCATCATCCTACGGGGAAAGCGCCATTCTCCCCCCACTTCTTAGCGTGTCTCTTTTCTTGGGCAGCTAGCTAGGAACCC